TTCAAGAGACAGGAGTATCTATGATAGTAGTATCACACCTTAGAAGACCAGATGGTAAAGGACATGAGGAAGGTGCAGCAACATCACTATCACAATTAAGAGGTTCAGCTAGTATAGGACAGCTAAGTGATATGGTTATTGGGCTTGAGAGAGACGCACAGAACGATGACCCTGATATAAGGAACACCACTAGGATAAGAGTATTAAAGAATAGATTCTCAGGTATAACTGGTCCTTGTTGTGACTTAAGGTATGATATAGATACTGGTAGATTAACAGAGGTAAAGTCAGATGACTTTTAATAAAGTTATATTTGATATAGAAACAACCATGACTGCTGATAAGATATGGTGTATTGTTTGTAAACACAATGACACTTACTATCAGTTTAGAGAAGATAACTTACATAGGTTTGAAGAGTTTATAAAACAAACTGAAGAAGTAATAGGTCATAACATATTAGGATTTGATATACCAGTTGTCAATAAAATATTTGGTTATGATTTGTTTGCTAACTGTAAGAAGACAGATACATTAGTACTATCTAGATTATTAAATCCAATGATAGAAGGTGGACACTCATTAAAAAATTGGGGTACTAAGTTAGGACAAGCTAAGATACCATTTGAACAATTTGATTTCTTTACTGAGGAGATGCTAACATATTGTAGGAATGATGTAGAGTTAACAGAAAGATTATATAAATTTTTAATTACTAAAACAAAAGACTTTGGAAAATCAATAGAGTTAGAGCATAAAGTTGCAGAGATAATTCAGAAACAACATGACACAGGATTTAAAATAAATGTTATTGATGCTTATGAATTACAATGTAAGTTTCAAGAAGATATGAATGACCTAACAACTAAGGTAAGAAAAACTTTTCCTCCATTAAAAGTAGAGACAGAGTTTGTACCTAAGTCTAATAACAAAGCAAGAGGTTATGTAAAGGGAGTACCCTTTATTAAAGTTAAATACAAAGAATTTAATTTAGGTTCAAGGCAACAGATTGCTGAACGATTAATGTTACTTGGGTGGAAACCTAAGAAGAAAACAGATAAGGGTCATGTGATTGTTGATGAGAAAGTATTATCTAAAATACATAATATACCTGAAGCTAAATTAATAAACAGATACTTAATGCTACAGAAAAGAATTGCTCAAGTCAGTTCTTGGATAGAAGCTATTAAGGAAGATGGTAGAGTGCATGGCAAAGTTATTACCAATGGAACAATAACAGGAAGGATGAGCCATCAGTCGCCCAACATGGCTCAAATTCCTGCTGTGTACTCTCCATATGGTAAAGAATGTAGGGCATTATGGACAGTAAACAAAGGTTATAAATTAGTAGGTGTTGATGCTTCAGGACTTGAGTTGAGGATGTTAGCACACTACATGAATGATAAGGATTATACACATGAAGTCGTTAATGGAGATATACACACTACAAATCAAATTGCTGCTGGTTTGGCATCAAGAGATGAAAGCAAAACTTTTATATATGCATTCATCTATGGAGCAGGTTCAAAAAAAATCGGAAGTATCATTGGAGGTTCGGAAAGAGATGGTGAAAGAATTAAAGAAAAATTTCTTAGAGCAACACCAAGTCTTAGAAGCTTACGAGAAAAGGTGGAACGAATTGCTAGTAGAAGATGGGTCAGAGGACTCGACCAAAGAAAAATAATAATAAGGTATCCTCATGCAGCATTAAATACTTTACTTCAAGGAGCAGGAGCAACTGTTATGAAGTATGCGTTGACATTGCTAGAGGAATATGTTAAGATAAAACAAATCAAAGCACTACCAGTAGTGAATGTACATGATGAGTTTCAATACGAAGTCGAAGAAAAAAGAGCAGATGAGTTTGGAATGTTAGCAGTACAATCTATTGTAGATGCAGGTAAACAATTAAATGTAAGGTGTCCACTAAATGGAAAATATAAAATCGGAAACAACTGGTCAGAAACACATTAGTACTTTAGCTACAGACATTAAACATTTAATATCTGAAATATCTAATGGTAAACCTGCCAACATGACAGAAGAAAACATGGATGTATTCTTAAAGAATATTAAAGAAGCTATGTTAGCTTGGAATACTCCACCAGTAAGAACAGATAAAGAAGGTAAGCTTAGAATGTCAGTACTAGGTAAACCTGCTAGACAACTATGGTATGATAAACATAGTCCTAAAGATAGAAAAGATGAAGACTCAGGATTAAATTTAAAATTTTTATATGGTCATATCATTGAACACTTAGTACTTTACTTAGCTGAACTTGCAGGTCATAAGATAGAAGACCAACAAAAGAAAGTAGAGATTGATGGTGTGACTGGACATATAGATAGTAAGATTGATGGTGAGATATGTGATGTTAAATCTGCTTCACCATTTAGTTTTAAAAAGTTTCAGTCAGGTGAGATAGTAGGTGATGACCCCTTTGGTTATCATGCCCAGTTATCAGGATATGAAACAGCTATGGGTACTAAAGCAGGTGGCTTTCTAGTTGTTGATAAATCAAGTGGTGATATATGTTTTTATAAACCTGAAGACATGGCTAAACCTAATGTTAAATCTTTAATTAAAAATTTAAGAACTACATTAGAACAAGATACACCTCCAGAAAAATGTTATGAATTTAAAACAGAAAAGAATGGTAACAAAACTTTAGCTACTGGCTGTATGTTTTGTTCTCATAAATGGGAATGTCATTCTGATACTAATGATGGTAAAGGTTTAAGGGTATTTAAATATTCTAATAAGAATGTTATGTTAGCTGATGTTGTTAAACAACCTTTAGTAGAAGAGATAACATATGAATATGAAAAACAATTAAAAGATTATAGTAAAAGAATATGAAATGTTTCTACTGTAATGCAGAAGTAAGATGGAATAATGATTTTGATACTGAAGATACTTACCCAGAGTCTGAACATAATATAGTTAGTATGTATCAATGTGATGAATGTGATACTTGGTATGAAGTCTTTCATCAAAAAAAGGAAAATAAATGAACGCAAAACAAATGAAACCAATAAGAAGAAAAGCTAGACATATATTAGTAGCTTGGTTGCATACTTTAATGACTAAAGAAGAAGCAAGTAAAATTAATTATAAAAATGTATTTGCTTTTATGCCTAATCAAACTCATTACTATAATGGTGATACATTTAGACTACAACCTTGGTCATATAAATGGATAGTTAAAAAATTAAAACGCAACCCAGAGTTGACAATCGATGATTTAAATGATATGTTGCAACCAACTGAACAACAATTAAGAAGACAAAAGATGATAGAACAAGGACCATTATAATGACTAATAAAGATATGTTTAAAGGTACTAACTATGATTCATTAGATGAACAAGTAGATGGAAACCATTATAAAAAAATGAAGATACAACCTGCTTACTTTATAAATGAAAATCGTTTAGAGTTTGCAGAAGGTAATGCTATTAAATATATATGCAGACATAAATCAAAAGGAAAATCAAAAGATATTGAAAAAGCAATTCACTATTTACAAATGATATTGGAGAGAGACTATGACTAAAGAATCACAGATAACACAATTAGAAAAAAGAGCAAGAGGTTTTCGCAGAATTATATCTTCTTTAAATGACTTGCCTATGTATGGTATTAATGAACATCTAGATAAAATACTTCATGTTAAAATAGATGCATTAAAAGACCATCTTAAATTAAAGATAACTAGAAACAATGATAAGTTAAATGAAATGTATACTGAGAGTGTAGATAGTTTAGCTGATGATGATGGACAACAAGGTGAAGTAGCACCTGTAGAAATAGACCATCATGCAACCGATAAGACATTTGAAAATGACAGATAAGATAGTAGGAATTAATGGTCAGCCAGTAAAACCATTAGATGGTGTATATCATTTAAGACTTTGTTTGATAGGTTCAGATGATATTGACATTAAAAATATAGAAACATTTGGTATGGCAGATGATGGTTTCTTTATGGTTAAATCTCTTTCTAATAAAAGATTTCCTGTATTTATGACTAACCCTGTTAGAATAAAAACAATTGAAACATATATAGATGGTCAAGAACCTTTAACAAAACTTAGTTCTGAAAAAGGTGATGATGATTTTCTTGTAGATTTGCTTAGAAAGAAACATGAAGACCAATCCAAAACTTAAACAAAAGAAAAGAACTAAAAGAAAAGAAGCTTACTTGATGAGTTTCAAATTACTTATTAATAATCAAGGACAATTTATAACTGAGTTGTCTAAATATCCTATGGATAAAATTGCTTTACATTTTAAAAAAGAAAATGCTGGTGTGATTAAAGCTTTGTTAAGAGAGTGTGATGCTAAGTTTAGTATCCTGTCTGAAGACTTAGAGAAGATTGCTTCAGATGTTTTTCATTCTTAAGATTCAACTATATCTTTAGGTACACAACTAAATCTAACATATAACTTTGCATCATTAATTTGTTGTTTAGTTAAATCACTTCCAAATAAAATTTCATATCCATCACCCATTCCATGTTTAACACAATCATAATGAGTTTTATGTTCACTAATTATTTGTGGCATAACACATTCAGTTTGTCCTACTGCACATAACATTATTGTTAGTATATATATTTTTGCTGCTGTCATTATTCTATTATTTTTTTAATTGCTTTTGAACCATCAATATTTTCTTCAAGTTCAGCTTGTACCTTTCCACATTTATATTCTATATTATCATTAGCTATTCTTTCAGCTACTCTTTTACCCTTCAAACAATCACTCATTGCAGGTTGTATTCTATGCTCAGTTAACTCTCCTGCTATAAACATACATAATGCTACGACTGTACTAATGACTTGTTCCATTTGCTCTTACCTTATCTTTTAATTGTTCCACATCATTTAAAGCTTTTTCTAATTGAGATTTAAGAAATTCTATATTAACCTTGTTAGTCATATTTTGTTCTTGATTCTTAATTAACTTTTCTACATCTTCAAACAAAGCTTCTATCAACATAAACTGTTCTTGGTCTGTTGGTTTTTGTTCTGATTTTTTAAGTAAGTCTGCTTGAAATAATTCTCTTGATGTTTCTAAACTGGTAAGTCTTGCTGTTACTTCTGTATAAGCAAACACACCCATAGCTACAGCTACTACAATACCAATCATATTTTTAATTGGCATACTTACTGATGTGTCTTGTGATACTTTCATAAATTAGGTCCTCCAAAAAATGCTAATAATATAAAAGCAATAATTAGTAAACCTGTAAAATGATAATTCATAACTAGAGTCCATATTATTTAGTTGCTTTTTTACCTTTGTTAACACCTTCTTTTATTATATAAGACTGAGTACCATTAGCACCAATCTCTACTTCTTTTCTAAGATTTTTAAAAATGTTCATCTCTTTAAATTTCTTTTCAACTTTCTTTTTAAAAACTTCTAATACTTTGTTATCTCTCATTTACTACCACCTATATAACCACCAATAACACCAATCAATCCTGTGACTGCCATCTTCATTAAAACAATTACACTCTCATCTACTGGTCTATTTTCTTTTAAGGCTACCCAATAATCTCCTACAATAATAACACCAAGAAGTATTAAGACACCACTTGTGATTAATAAAACAACAATATCTTTAAAGTTTTTAATCATTTTCTTTTTCTTTTTTTATGTAATAACTTAACTCTTGAGTGCCATAACCAAGAAGTAAACTTAACAGAATAAGTTTCTAACCATGAAAATAAATCATCAATTGAAGAAAAGAATTTATAAAAAAATTTATCTATCATATTATTTTTTAACTAACGAACCACCAAAGTATAAGCCAATAATAGCTGATACTAAGTTAGTATCTAATGGTGTAATAACTAAACTATTAGATGATAATGTTACCCATTTCATTATTTCTTTTTCTGGTATAAAGAAAAATGAAGGTCTAAATTCTAAGTAACCTACAATCACACTTGTGTCTGGTGAAAATACAGGCATTAATTTTGGTAATAGTACTATAGCAAATACAGCAGTCAATGCTATAATTCTTCTAGTCCATTGAAAACCTTTGTTATCATATTCCCTTGCTTCTCTAAAACCTTGCTGTTGTACTTCTGCTCTTTGTATAAGCATCTTTTGTTCTGCTTGTTTAGCCTTAATGCTTTGCGACCATATACTCATTACTCCTCCGAGTACAGTTGAGCCTAACATTGTTATCATTTCAAATGGCATATTATTTATCTCCTTTTATTTTTTTAATAATTACTCCTGATGAACTTATTTTATATTTACCTGGAATTTTTTCTACTTTAAAACCATTGCCTAAAATAGATTTAATATAATTTACTAACTCATTTTTTCCAAATCCTTTTTGAAAAGTTTGACTAGTTGTTCCTTTTCCTAAAATATAACCATCACCATAACGCATTACTCTTTTAGAATTATTTTCTATAGCTTCTTCAGCTACCTTAGCTACCTCATCTCCTCTAGTAGTAATAATAGCCATACCTTTTTTACTTATTAATTGTCCTATTTGTTTAACAACATTATCTCTTTCAAGTTTATTCTCAATTACATTCAATACATTAGCATTAACAACACCATCCTTAGAACCAAAACCTTCTTTAAATATAACATCATCTACTGACCTGTAATCAGGTAATCTTCCTGTAAATAATTCACCATCAAATTTTATTTTAGATTTTAGAATTTTTTCATCTGGAACAAAAGGTTCATGACTAGTCACTTTTTTATTTTTAAATTGTCTTGTTCCAATACCTATACCAGAACCAAAATCATGTACATTTTTAATGTTAGCATCATCAAATATTTTATTAACTTTTTTATATGTACCTACTGTATTAGTAATTGCTGTTTTACCTCTATCAATTAATAAATCTGATACATTTTTTGCTAAATCTTTTGTAGTATTTTCAACAGCTTTTTTATTAAATGCTTTTGCTACTTGTTTAGCTACTGTCTTACCTACTATACCACCGATATTTTTTTCTACTCTTTCAAGTTTATCTTTATCTAATTTATTAAAGAAAAAGTTTGCAAAGTCTTTATTTCTTTCTACTAATTCTTTAAAGTTTTTATTTTTATCTGTATATCCTCTTTTATATTCTTTTTTTATTTTACTGTTATTTCCTGTAAACAAACCATCTCTAAACTTTTCAAATTTATCTACCATTCCTGCACCACCATTAAACTGAAAGTCAATAAGCATTTGTTTCTTTGTTTTATCTAATGAAGTATATTCTTCAGGATAATTATTAAGTAATTCTAACTCTGCTTTTTCTAAATCCCTTATTAATATATCATTCATTTGTTCATCATTTAAATTATTAATATCATATTCATAAATCATTCCTGTTTTCTTTTCTTCATCAGTAAGTTTATGTCCATAAGCCACAGTATCATTACCACCTTCAGCAGACTCATGTACAATATTATTTTTATCACCTAATCTTAAAGGATTATTTTCTACTTTTTTTATATAATTTAAAAATTCTTTATCTTCATAAACTTCAGGTTGACTAATAGCTGTATTCTCTTCTGTTTGTTCTGGTTTTGCTATAGGTAATATTACTTCTCTAGCTGCTTGTTCTACTAAATCACCAGTAGAAAATTTTTTTCTTTTAACAATACCTCCCATTGCAAAAGCTGAAAGATTACCAGTAGGTGTAGTTTTAAAAGGCTTAAGAGGAGATGAAAATATTTTTGAAATATTTCTTCTCCAGTTAGGTAGAGGTAAAAGTCTTTCATTTACAATTCTTATTGCTCTATCAGTATCATCATTCCATAAAGATTGTAATGCTTCGACTGGTGCTGACGCTACTTGTGCAGCAGGTGGAAATAAAAACCAAGGCTCTCTAGAACCTGGACCAATAAATCTATTAGCTACTAGTTCAGGTAAATAACCAAACATACCAGATAATCTAGCACCTTCAGCCCACCATCTATTGTTATCAGCATCATAATCAGTTACTACTTCTCCATACTTTGCTATCTCTCTTAATGATTGAACACCAGAATAAATAGGCAAGACAGCTAAAGTTTTAACTAAAGTTTTAGCATTTCCATTTTCCATTCTAGTTAATATTTTATTTGTTTGTGCAGATTTTGCCATAGCCCATGATAAAAACTGACCCATTAATCTTACCCATTGATTATTACTTTGTGTAAATAATAATCTATTAGATACTTGAGGTATTAATGCATCTCTGT